GAGCGCAGCCGATAAGAAAAAATTGGATGGGATTGCCGAGGGGGCGAACAAATATAGCCTGCCTACGGCGACCAGCAGTGTGTTGGGCGGCGTGAAAACCGGAGCGAACATTACAAACAACAGCGGCGTGCTTAGTGTGACAGCGGACAATGTAAAGGATGCACTGGGATACACCCCACCCGAACAGGACACAAACACATGGCGGCCGGTTGTGAACAACTTGACCAGCAGTGCGACCGACCAGAGCCTTGCGGCAAACCAGGGTAAGATCCTGAATGAGAGCAAGGCCGCCATGATTGTGTTGACAAACGAGAACTTGAACGATGTGGTGACGCCAGGATTTTACAGTTCTGGCGGCGGCAACAGCGTAACAAATAAACCAAGTAACGTAGACCATTTTGGCTTGATTGTGATTCACCGGGCAAGTGGAAATTATTATACCCAGATCATTTACGGCGACAGTGCTGCTTACCGCCGCCATTGTGCAAACGGAACCTGGGGCGGATGGGTGCAGGACAAGCTGACAGATACCGACACTTGGCGCGGCATCCAAAACAATTTGACCAGCGACAGTACGACCGACAGTTTGAGCGCAGCGCAGGGCAAGGCGCTGAAAACCCTGGTGGATGGCAAGGCGGCTATGGGACATACCCATACTTGGGATAGCGTAACAGGCAAACCGA